ACCTAATACTAGAATAGTACATTTAACTGTACCCGTTATTATTATACCTACTATGATACCTATTATAGTAACAGATAGTTATGCAACAATTGTAGAATATATAACAGCAAACATTTAAAAATATTATATAATGGTTAGATTATTTGATGTACAAAACAATAAGGTTATACCAACTGAGCATTGTCATGCGTTGGCTTTTTTAAATATTTTAATGATTGATTATCCTGATACATATATGGCAATATATCAATACCTGTTTTATATGAGTTGTCCTAATCCAGATTTAAATCCTTTCTTTAATTTACCAGAACATGAGAAAGAAGACATTATCATAGAGGAAGTAGGTCTAGAAGAATCTCCTGAAGATGGAAAGATTAGATATGCATTAGAAATGTGTAAGAAATTGTACGAGACACCTACTTACAGAGCGTATGTTGGAATCAAATCAATGCTTGATAGATTGGCAACATATATGCAAGTTACTGCAATAGAACACGGAAGAGACGGTAATATAAATTCCATGATTAATGCTGCAGCAAAGTTTGATCAGATAAGGCAATCATACAAAGGTGCTCTTGTGGATATGAAAGAAGAACAAGAAAGTTCTGTACGTGGTGGAGCAGGTTTAGCATATGATCAACTATAATGAGTGATAAAAAAAAGAATGAGTGGTATTTTTGCTACTGGGATGAACCAATATTTAATAATAAACCAAAAACTAAAAAAGATGACACAAGAAGTAATACCAACAGGAAAAAAAATTCTAATCAAACAAAAAAAGACTAAAACAAAAACAGCTTCTGGTTTATACTTACCTGAGATTGCACAAAAGAAAGAGTTTAAAGGTACTGTTATTGCAAAAGGTCAGTCTGTTGAAGAAATTAAACTAGGTGATATTGTACAATACACTGAACATTGTTTACCAACTAGAATGCAGCACGCAGGAGAAGAACATTTACTTATTCAAGAAGGAGATGTATTTGCAATCATAGTTGAAATAGTTGAATTACATGAAGATGTATAAGGTTGTTCCTACATATAGCAATGGTGTGTGGACCACCACTGAATTCATAGAAGAATCTGATTTTATTGAATACATTCTTAGTATATTTAGTGAACCAGGTAAATATGGGTTTACAAGTATTGCATATGAGTTTAATGCTGAAGCAAAGATATTTAATAAAGATGGATTCTATTGTGATAGTCCTTTCAGATCAAAAGATTTTACTACATATTGGGAAGATCAGAAAATTAAATGTAGAGAAGGTGTTATATATAATGATGGAGGAAAAAGCTTCTTCTTAACTAGAGATTATTATATGTGGTTGAACTTCTTACCAATCTTTGATAAAGAAGAAAAGAAGTATGGTTTTGCAAAAGTAAGAGATGCACAATACCACATGGCTTTGTATGAATTATTAGCAGAGTTAAATAATAAACATTCAGCAATACTAAAGAAACGTCAGATAGCATCATCATACTTTCATATGGCAAAACTCCTAAACACCTATTGGTTTGAAGAGGGTAGTATATGTAAGATTGGTGCATCATTAAAGGATTATATTAATGATAAAGGTTCTTGGAAATTCTTAGATGAATATAAGACATTTTTAAATGAACATACAGCATGGTATAGACCTTGTAATCCTGAAAAGGTATTATTATGGCAACAACAGATTGAAGTTAAAATAAAGAATAGAAAAACAGCAAGGGGGTTAAAGTCTAAAATACAAGGAGCTTCTTTTGAAAAGAATGCAACCGCAGGTGTAGGTGGACCGTGTACATACTTCTTTCATGAGGAAGCAGGTATTGCACCAAAGATGTCTGATACATATGAGTACTTACGTCCTGCAATGTCTTCCGGTATGATGACTACAGGGATGTTTATTGCAGCTGGGTCTGTTGGTGATCTACAACAATGTAATCCATTGAAGGAGATGATCTTAAATCCAAAAGCAAATGACATATATTCTGTAGAAACCAACCTTATGGATAAGGATGGGACAATAGGTATGGCAGGTTTATTTATTCCAGAGCAATGGTCAATGCCTCCTTTTATAGATGAGTTTGGAAATTCTAAGGTAGAGGAAGCTGTTGTAGCAATAATTGATGAAAGAGCAAAGTGGAAGAATGAATTGAATGGAGAGCAGTTTCAATTAAGAATTTCTCAAAAGCCAATGAATATTGCGGAAGCTTTTGCATACAGAAAAGAATCCATATTCCCTCAAGGTATACTTACAAGACAGAAGAAAAGAATTGAAGAAAAGGAATATCCTTACGAGCTTATTGAATTAGATAGAGATGAGAAAGGGATATTTGCAAAGAGAACAAATAAACTTCCTATTACTAAGTTTCCTGTAGATAAGAAACAAATTGATAAGACAGGTGTAATAGTAGTATGGGAAAGACCTGCTGCTAAGAGACCTGAGTTTGGTGCCTATTACGCATCTATTGATCCTGTATCAGAAGGGAAGACAACCACTTCAGATTCATTGTGTAGTATTTTTGTATACAAGAACGCTGCTGAAGTGACAAGAACAACTGCATCAGGAGATGTAGAACAATTTTTAGAAAAAGATAAGATAGTTGCTGCTTGGTGTGGAAGATTTGATGACATTAACAAAACACATGCTAGATTAGAGATAATTATAGAATGGTATAATGCATGGACAATAGTTGAGAATAACATTTCTCTATTTATCCAACACATGATAGCAAGAAAAAAACAAAGATATTTGGTTCCTAAACAACAGATAATATTTCTGAAAGATTTAGGTTCTAATAGAACTGTTTACCAAGAATACGGATGGAAGAATACAGGTACTTTATTTAAAAGTCATTTGATCTCTTATGCCATTGAATTCTTAAGAGAAGTGATAGATGAAGAAACAGATATTAATGGTGTTGTAACAAGTCAAACTTTAGGTGTAGAAAGAATACCTGATCCTATGTTAATAACGGAGATGTTGGCTTATTATCCTGGATTAAACGTTGATAGATTGGTTGCCTTTGGTGCATTGATTGCATTTGCAAAAATACAACAATCTAATAGAGGTTATTCAAAAAGAAGAGAATCAGAAGCTGATTCTTTGGTAAATACAAAAAAAATAGGTAAATTAAACTATAGTCCGTTCAAAAATATTGGACGTTCTGCAAAGCCTGGTGGTAATAGACCAAATAGGTCTGGATTCAAAAATTATAAATAGACATACTTAAATAAATATAGAATGAAAGTATTAAATGCAATGCAGTTAAAAAACGGAGCTAAGTCTGATGGAGGTTCAACTTACTCTAGTTTAACTCAACCAATACAGTTTATACCTTCTTCAGAAAAAACTGATGATTGGGCAGCATGGAATTTAGATTGGTTAGAAGTACAAGGTGTAGAATTCTTAAAATTAAATGCCAGAAGACTCTTAAAAAACTACAAATTAGCAAAAGGTATTATTGATAAGACTGATTATATAGTTGAGGAAGATAATGATTACAAAGATATGATGGATGTTTTAACAAAGGAGAATGATTCCGCGTTAGAACTTAAGTTTTACCCTATTATTCCTAATGTTATTAATGTGTTAAGTGGAGAATTCACTAAAAGATACAATAAAGTACAGTTTAGAGCTGTTGATGACAAGTCTTATAATGAGATGTTAGAACAAAAGAAAGGTGAAATAGAAGACACCTTGTTAGCTGATGCAGAAAGAAGTATGATTGAAAAGATGCTTGAAGCAGGAATGGATCCGGCATCTGAAGAAGCTCAACAACAATTATCACAAGATAACTTAAAAACATTACCTGAGATAGAAGATTATTTTAGTAAGTCATATAGGAGTAGTATTGAGGAATGGGCAACTCACCAGTTAAATGTGGATGAGGAAAGATTCAAGATGCAGGAACTTGAAGAACGTGGATTTAGAGATATGCTTATTGCTGATAGAGAATTTTGGCATTTTAGAATGCTAGAAGATGACTATGAAGTAGAATTATGGAATCCTGTATTAACATTCTATCAGAAATCTCCAGATCAAAGGTATATATCAGATTCTAATTACGTAGGTAAGGTGGATCTTATGACTGTATCAGATGTTGTGGATAAGTATGGTTATTTAATGAGCGATAAACAATTATCTTCATTACAAAAAATATATCCAGCACGTTCAGCACAATATCAAGTTAATGGTTATCAAAATGATGGTTCATACTATGATGCTACAAGATCTCATGAGTGGAATACAAATGCTCCTGGTTTAGCATATAGACAATATTCAAGTAATTACATGGCTGATCCAGCAGGAGGCGGTGATATATTAACACAAATACTTTCTCAAAGTGAAGACTTAGATCAATATGGAGATGGTAACTTGATGAGAGTTTCTACAATATATTGGAAAACGCAAAGAAGAGTTGGTCATTTAACTAAGATAGAATTTGATGGAGAAGTAACTCAAGAAATAATTGATGAATCATTTAAAGTAACAGAGAAACCTGTTTATGATACGTCCATATTTAAGAATAAAGCTAAAGATACTTTACTACAAGGTGAGCATATTGACTGGATATGGATCAATGAAACATGGGGTGGTGTTAAAGTAGGACCTAATACTCCTGCTACATGGAGCTCATCTGCAGACAATGGATCAAATCCTATTTATTTAGGTATCAATAGAGAGAAACCAGGAAGACTACCTTTTCAATTTAAAGGTGACACATCTTTATATGGTTGTAAACTACCTGTAGAGGGAAGGGTATATTCAGATAGAAATACAAGATCTACATCTTTAGTGGATTTAATGAAGGCATACCAAGTAGGATACAACATGGTTAATAATCAGATTGCAGATATCCTTATAGATGAATTAGGTACTGTAATAATGTTTGATCAAAATGCATTACCACGTCACTCTATGGGTGAGGATTGGGGTAAGAACAATTATGCTAAGGCATATGTTGCAATGAAGGATTTCCAGATGTTACCTTTAGATACATCTATTACTAATACAGAAAATGCTACTAACTTTAATCATTACCAGACGCTTAATATGGAGCAGACTAGTAGATTAATGGGTAGAATTTCATTAGCTAATCACTTTAAACAACAATGTTTTGATTCTATTGGTATTAATCCGCAACGTTTAGGTGGAGCAGTGGCTTCAGAAACAGCAACTGGTGTAAACAATGCAATGCAACAATCATATGCTCAAACAGAAATTTATTTTGTACAACACTCTGATCATTTAATGCCAAGAGTCCATCAAATGAGAACTGATTTAGCACAATACTATAATAGTACTAATCCTAGCATAAGATTGTCATACATCTCTACAGAGGCTCAGAAGGTTAATTTTACCATGAACGGTACTGATCTATTACTTAGAGATTTTAATGTCTTTGCCACTACTAAAACTAATCACAGAGCTATACTAGAACAACTGAAGCAAATGGCTATAACTAACAACACTACTGGAGCATCTATATATGAGCTTGGTAACATTGTTAAAGCTGATTCAATATCTGAAGTTACAGACATCTTAAGAGATTCTGAAACAAGAGTTGAACAACAAAGAGCTCAGGATATGCAACAACAACGTAAAATGCAAGAAGATCAACTTGCTGCTAAAGCACAAGAAGAACAACAGAAGTTACAAGTTGAAATGCAAGAAAATGAAAAAGATAGAAAGAATGATGTCTTACTAGCAGAAATTAAATCTGCTGGTTATGGAGCAGCAGTAGATATAAATCAAAACAAGGTGTCTGATTACCAAGATGCTATGAAAGATATTAAAGAAACTACTCAATATAGAGAGCAGACTAATTTAAAGCGTGATGAGATGGCAATGAAAGGTTCAATGGAATCTGAAAGACTTCAGGTTGAGCGAGAGAAGATAGCTGCTTCAAGAGACGCATCTGCAAATGATTTAGAGATTGCAAGAGAAAATAAAAATAAATATGATGTGAAAGATTCTAAGAAATCTAATAAAAAATAATTGGCGTTAGCCATATACTGCAAAAAACTTTATATAAACTTAAAATATTATAAGTTTAATGTGTTGTATCAACACAAACTTTTATTATATTATGTATATAAGGCATAACCAAACATTAAAACCAACAATATTATGAACACAAAAGAGAATATAGTGAAGAGTAACGTAGAAACATTAGATGTAAATTTAGATGAAATCTTTAATGGTACACCAAGTGGTGATGCCATCACGTTACCTAATGAAAGTAAACCTAATATCTTATCTGGTTTAAATGAAAAAGCAGATTTTTCATTTACAGATGATGATGGTGTGGATAATTTAGATGCAAAAACAGAAGTAGAAACTCCTGATGCTGAATCAACAGAAACTCTTGATGAGTTGGTTGGTGAAAAAAAGGAAGGTATAAAAGAAAGTACAAAAGACGTTGCTGAAGATATATTAGACGCTTTAGATGAAGACTCTGATGATTCTGATGAAGCAACAGAAAAGAAAGAGAAGAGAGGTAGAAAACCTATATCAGGTATTTCAGATGTATTTTCTAAATTGATTAATGATAAAAAGATTTTTGCTTTTGATGACGATAAAGATTTAGATGATTATAGTGCTAAAGATTGGGAAGAGCTTATTGAAGTTAATCTTGAAGAAAGAGCACAAGAAGTAAGACGTGAAACTCCTAAGCAGTTTTTTGCAAGTTTACCGGAAGAATTACAAATTGCTGCAAAATATGTAGCAGATGGAGGACAAGATTTAAAAGGTTTGTTTAATACTTTAGGTAGTGTTGAGGAAACTAAATCACTTAGTCTTAAATCTGAATCAGATCAAGAAACAATTATAAAGGAATATTTAGGTGCAACAGGTTATGGTACTTCTGATGAAATAGAAGAAGAGATAGAAATCTGGAAAGATTTAGGAAAGTTAGAAAAACAAGCATCTAAATTCAAACCTAAATTGGATAAGATGCAAGAGAAAATTGTTGGTAAGAAACTTGAAGAGCAAGACTTAAAAAGAAAGCAACAAGAAAATGCATCTAAACAATATATGTCAAATGTATATGAGACTCTTAAAGAAGGTACTCTAGGTGACATAAAGGTAGATAGAAAAACACAAGCTATGTTGTATAATGGCTTAGTGCAACCAAGTTATCCATCAGTTAGTGGTAAAAACACAAACTTATTAGG